AGAATTGCCATGCTCAAAGAGCAATACGAAGAGCAGTTTAGACTTGCAGCAGATGAAGACCGTGAAAAGGCTTCCTTGCGCTTGGCTCCCCGACAGATGTTCTGGTAATGGCAAATAGATATGCTTCTGGCAAGTTTGCTATCGCTGAATGTGACCGATGCGGTCAGCGGTACATGCTCAAGGAACTCAAGAAAGAGATTATTAAAACCAAGCTCTTTCAGATTAAGGTTTGTCCTGAGTGCTGGGACCCAGACCAGCCTCAGTTATCATTAGGTCTTTATCCAGTTTATGACCCGCAAGCAGTTAGAGAACCTAGACCGGATGTAAGTTATTATCAATCTGGAACCAGTGGCCTTAATACAAACACCACAAGTGGTACAAGTGTTACGCAGGATGGATACCCAGAAGAGGGCAGCAGGATTTTTCAGTGGGGATGGAGTCCGGTTGGTGGTTCATCAGCAAACGATGCGGGCTTGACTCCAAACGATTTGGTTTTAGACTTCACACTTAGTAGCGTTACAATAGGATAGAAAATGAATCGCAAAGAAGTTAAGGGCATTGCTGATGTCGAAGCCGCGAAAGTGGTCAAGGGACATGAGAAGAAAATGCACGGCATGAAAAAGGGTGGACCCACCAGCCTTGACCGAAAGAAGTACGGGAAGAACATGTCCCGCGCAATGAACCAGAGGTAATCATGTTTACTATGAAACGTGGTGGTAAAGAGATTGGAGGGGCTAGTGTCTATGCCAAGCCTCATTCTGGCTCAAGCCCTAAAGTGGAACTCGGCAACGGCTACGGCAAAGTTAACAAAGGCGACCAGCTTGATGAGTTGTGCGTAAGTGTTAACGCCATCAATAGCAAGCCCTGTGATGAACCCAAAACCACTGGCATCAAGATGCGTGGCACTGGTTGTGCAACTAAAGGTCTTATGTCTAGAGGCCCGATGGCATGACATACACCGAGTTGGTCGCGTCGATACAAAACTATGCTGAGAATAGTTTTGATTACTCAACGACGCCCAGCATTATTAATCGGTTCATTGAGCAATCTGAACAGTTAATATACAACTCGGTACAGCTACCCTCTCTTCGTAGAAACGTAACTGGAACGGCAACTGTAGGCAATAGATTTCTTGCTTGCCCTAATGATTGGCTTGCAACCTATTCAATTGCAGTTGTTGATGCAACAGGCGCATATACATATCTTTTAAACAAAGATACAAGCTATATGCAAGAGGCATATCCAAATCCAACTGATACTGGATTGCCTTTGTATTATGCGTTGTTTGGACCGCAAACAGGAGCGCCAACAGAGTTAAGCTTTATGTTGGCTCCTGCGCCGGACGCAGCATATTCAATTGTATTAAATTATTTCTTTTACCCAGAGTCAATTATCACCGCTGGCAATACATGGCTTAGTGATAACTTTGATACGGCATTGCTTAACTATTGCCTTATGGAAGCCATCACTTACATGAAGGGTGAGCAAGACTTGGTTGCTTTGTACAAGTCACGCGCAGAAAACGCAATGGTTCTTCTGAAGCAACTGGGTGACGCTAAAGAGAAGGGTGATTCGTTCCGTGATACGCCGCCTAAGTACAAGGTCATATGATTACTCAGACGGTCACCACATCGTTTAAATATGACTGTTACACCGCGCAGCAGAATTTATCCACGGACACGCTGAAAATGGCTCTGTACACCGCAGCAGCAAATTTAAACGCAGACACAACGGCCTACGCAGCGGCAAACGAAGTATCCAGTACAAACTACACAGCCGGTGGTCAGACCCTGACCGGGGTAACAGTTTCTATATCCGGCACAACTGTATACCTAAGTTTTAACAACCCTTCATGGAACAATGTGTCATTTACCTGTAGGGGTGCTTTGATTTACAATTCAAGTAAGAGCAACAAGTCAGTTGCTGTCTTGAACTTTGGTTCTGACAAAACAGTTTCTAACGCTACATTCACTGTGATTCTTCCGGCCAACACGGCCACTAACGCTTTGATTCGCTCCTAACGGAGCTAGGAGTTTTTCATGGCTTTTACTGGCAACTACATGCCTACCTCGTTCAAGGTTGGATTGCTGAACGGGGTGCTTTCATTTACCGCTGGTACGGGTGACGGTTATTACATCGCTCTGTACACCAACTCGGCAACCTTTGACTCCACGACTAGCGCATACACCGCGACTAACGAAGTTACGGGTACTGGTTATACGGCTGGCGGAAACCTGCTGACGGTTTCAACTGCTCCTTCGCCGTTGGGACCAACGTGGACCTCGGGCAACACGACCGCGTACATCAACTTCTCTGATACCACTTGGACGACTGCAACGATTACCGCTCGCGGCGCGTTGATTTACAAGAACAGCACAGTAACGATTGGCGGAAGCTCGATTGTTAAACCCGTGATTGCGGTGCTGGATTTTGGTTCTGACAAGTCATCGAGCGCGTCGAACTTCACAATTCAGTTCCCGGCAGTCGGTTCTAGCCCAACTGGTTCTACGGCAATTATCCGGATTGCATAATCATGGCTGTATCCCTTCTACACAATTTCGTAAGCGGCAAGCTTGACGGTACTGACGCCACTCTGGTTCAACCGTCAAACTGGAACGCCCAACACACGTTGCAACTTGGCACGGCTAAGCTCCTTGGGCGCACCACGGCTGGTACGGGTGCCGCAGAAGAGATTGCGGTGGCAGGGGCACTTACACTGTCTTCAGGTACGTTGACCGGCACGGGCGCAACAACTGGCAAGGCAATTGCCGTTGCCATCGTATTTAGTTAAGGATTAAATCATGGCAATGCCAAATATTGTTGCGGTAGTCTCGATTTATGGCGGGACAGCGCAGATACCGGTAGCTTCTTTTACTGCTTCTACATACTCCGCTGCTTGGGTGTATCAGAGCGGCACTGGCTCAAACTCTACAACCTCACTTCCCGGTCTAACCCCGGCAAGTGGTTCAGTCCAAAAGATTGAGAACATTGTTATTGCTAATGCGACTTCCGCTGCGGCAACGGTCAGTGTTGCAATTTGCCCTGCGGCGACGTTTAGTTCTGGTTCAGCCGGACTAACTTATTTGGCATACAGCGTCAGCGTACCGCCAAATGCTTCATTGATTGTGACTGACAAATCCACCTCGTTTTACCTTGGAGAGTACCAATCAGTTGGTGTTGTTTCTTCGGTATCCAGTGGAATCACGGCTACCGCATCATTTGAAACCATCACCTAATCATGTCCATTCGCTACACGGGTGGGATTCTCTCCAATACCGTTGACGGGCTGAGTACGCCCGTAACTACCATTGAGTATTTGGTAGTTGCTGGTGGGGGTGGTGGCGGGTATGGATATGGTGGCGGCGGTGGTGGTGGCGGTTTATTAACTGCCACAGGACTTGCTGTAACTATTGGTTCTTCAATTACTGTTACGGTTGGGTCTGGTGGGGCCGGTTCTACTTCATCTTCTCCCCCCGGCGTTAGTGGCGTAAATTCGGTCTTTGGCGCTATTACCGCAGTCGGAGGCGGTGGGGGTGGGAGTTTTTATTTAAGTGCCCCCGGTAATGGCGGTTCTGGCGGTGGTGCAGTTCAATTTTCTGCGGCTGGAACGGGAACGTCTGGGCAAGGGTTTTCTGGTGGAACAGGAGCGGTATCAGGCGCTAATGGTTGTGGTGGCGGCGGAGGCGCTGGTTCTGCTGGGACTAACGGAACTTCCGCAAGTGGAGGTAATGGTGGTACAGGATTAGTATCTTCTATTTCAGGAACACCAATTAAATATGCTGGCGGTGGTGGGGGAGGTACAAATACGGCTCCCGGACTTGGAGTGGCTGGCGGTGGTAATGCTGGTTGGCAAGGTAGCGTAGGTCAATTAGTGGGTTATTCTGGTTTTGCCAATACGGGTGGCGGAGGCGGAGGCGGTTTTTATGATTCTACCGGCCCCGGCAGTTACAGTGGAGGCGCTGGTGGGTCGGGCATCGTCATCATCCGTTACCCAGTGTATCTAGCCCC